GGCTACCTTGACGGGTACTTCGTGTTCAACGAGCCGAATAGCCAGCGCGTGTGGGTGACTGCCTTGCTGGACGGCACTTCCATTGATCCGCTGGAGTTTGCCTCGGCAGAGGGGTCTCCGGACGGGCTGGTGGCGCTGATTGTTGACCACCGCGAGGCGTGGCTGTTCGGCACCGACTCTACAGAGGTGTGGTACAACTCGGGCGAGGCCGACTTCCCGTTGACCCGCATCCAAGGCGCGTTTAACGAGATTGGCTGCGTGGCGCCGTACTCGGTCGCCAAGTTGGACAACGGCATTTTCTGGCTGGGTGCCGACGCCCGTGGTCAGGGTATTGTGTACCGCGCCAACGGCTACACCGGACAGCGGATTTCCACCCACGCCATCGAGTATGCCATCCAGTCGTACGACACCCTCTCGGATGCGATTGCCTATACCTACCAGCAAGAAGGCCATGCGTTTTATGTGCTGGTCTTCCCGACTGCGGGCAAGACGTGGGTTTACGACGTAGCCGTCAACGCCTGGCACGAACGGGCGGGGTTTGATGATGGCAATTTTGTGCGTCACCGCAGCAACTGCCACGCCAACTATCAGGGGTTGCCGCACGTTGGCGACTACCAGAATGGCAAGNNGGTCGTGGCGTGCGCTGCCTCCGGGGGCCAACAACCTCAAGCGCACTGTGCATCACACCCTGCAACTGGACTGCGAGACGGGTGTGGGCGTGCTGACCGGACAAGGGTCTGACCCGCAGGTCATGTTGCGCTTCTCGGATGACGGTGGACACACTTGGTCGAACGAGAAGTGGACGGGCATGGGCGCTATCGGTGCGTACCAGCGCCGTGCCATCTGGCGGCGGTTGGGCATGACCGTCAAGTTGCGTGACCGCGTATATGAGGTCAGCGGCACCGACCCGGTGAAGATTGTCATTCTGGGCGCTGAGTTGGCGGTGGACGGCACGAATGCCTAACGTCACCAACCTGCCCGCTCCTCGCGTACCGCTGATAGACCAGCGGACGGGATTGGTGTCGCGTGAGTGGTTCCGGTTCTTCCAGAACCTGTTTAACCTCACGGGAGGCGGCTCTAACGACTCCACGCTTCAGGACGTGCAAATCAGCATGGACGGCGGGTACGCGCTACAGGCGCAGGCAGACGCCATCCTAACGGCCTTGCAGGGCGTGCAGTCCGCGCCGGTCATACAGGAGCACGTTCACTTCCCGCGCTACGGGTCGTTCTACGACACCACCACGCAGACGGCAGCGGCTCCCAACACGGCCTACGCCATGACCTTCAACACGACCGACCTGACCAAGGGCGTGACTATCGGCAGTCCCACAAGCCGTATTTACGTTGACCGTCCCGGCGTCTACAACATCCAGTTTTCGGCGCAGTTTGACAACACTTCCGGCGGCAACCATCTGGCCTACATCTGGTTGCGAATCAACGGCACAGACGTTGCCAACAGCGCCAGCGAAATTCGCCTGAAAGGCAACGATGGCGAACTGATTGCGGCATGGAATTTCCTTGCCAACCTCAAGGCTGGCGATTACTTTGAAATCATGTGGGCGGTAGCGGACACGGCGGTGCAGATTACCGCTGTTGGCGCAACCGCATTTTGTCCCGCCATTCCATCGGTTATCCTGACGGTAACCGACAACATCAGTAAGTAGGTGCCTCATGGCTGTAAACCTTTCCCCAATCGCTGGCGCTGGATGGCAGTTCTTCGACAACAGTGGTGCCATCCTTGCCGGCGGTCTGCTGTACGTCTACGCGGCGGGTACGACCACCCCGGTGACCACCTATCAGGATTCCAGCGGGTCTGTGGCGCACACCAACCCCATTGTGCTGGACTCGGCAGGCCGGGTGCCGACCGAGGTCTGGCTGACGGCGGGGGCGTCCTACAAGTTTGTCCTGAAGACCTCTACCAGCGTGACGCTGTGGACTCAGGACAACCTGCGGGCAATCAATGACCCCGCCTCGGTTGCCTGGTCGTCGATTACCGGCGAGCCGACTACCCTTTCCGGGTACGGTATTACGGACGGCCTGACGGCAGCAACGGCGGCCTCCACCTACGCCCCGATTGCCTCGCCCACCTTTACGGGCACGGCGTCGGCTAAGGACGAGGACGCGAACACCTACAACCTTGGTTGGCGGGATGTTCCCCAGACCTCCAAGACGGCTAACTACGAACTGAAGTTATCAGACCGAGGCAAGCAGATTCTGATGAGCGGAACCTCCCTCACGCTCACGGTGCCTGCCAACGCCTCGGTCGCCTTTCCCGTGGGCGCGACCGTCATGGTCGTCAACACCGACTCAACCTCCCTTTCCATTGCCATCACTTCGGACACAATGACCCTCGCTAACAGCACCACGACTGGTACTCGGACGCTGGCTCGCAACGGCATGGCGACCCTGACGAAGATTGGCACGTCCTCGTGGCTGATTGCTGGGGCGGGGCTGACCTGATGAGCGGCATCCTTGCCGGATTGGGGCCGTACGGTTCCTCTGCCGCCAACACGTTTGACTACTCAACGCCAGGCGCTGGAACCCTGACCATTCCTGCGGGCTATACGACCTGCGTGGTGCAGGTGTGGGGCGCGGGCGGTGGTGGTGGTCGCGGGGCGACTTCATCCGGCGTAGACGGGGGTGGAGGCGGTGGCGGCGGCTACAGCAAGAGCAGCCTGACCGTCACGGGTGCGGGCGGTCAGACTATTCAATATACTGTGGGCACGGGCGGCGTCAGCAACGGCGGAACCGGAGGTTTTTCCAACGCTTACGCTGGCACGTTCTCAATGACCACCATGACTGCCAACGGCGGTACGGGTGGTGCGTTGGCAGGGGCTATCAGCGGCAACGGCACGGGCGGTACGGCCTCCGGGGGTACGGTCACCAACACCACGGGCAACAACGGCTCTGGCGGTATTGGCGGTGCTGGGATTGCCGGAGATGGCAGCCTGACTGCTGGTGCCGGTGGTGACGGCGGTGCTGGTGGCATCAACATACCGGGCGAACCGGTTGAGCCACCGGGCAACGGCCTGCCGGGGTCTGATGGTCGCGTGCGGTTTGTCTTCAGTTAAGGAGACGGCGATGGAATTCGTGATTACTGCGTTGATTCTGGTGGCGTTCTGCGCTGTTGCCTACAAGGTGTGGTACGTCCCCCGCAAGGCCCAGCGCGGCGGCTCCCGCCCTGCGGAGCCTGCTGACAAGGATCGTGTGTAATGGCTGTCACGACTAAAGTCCTGATTCCCGCCAAGATTGCGGAGTCTAGCCAGACTACGCAGTACACGGCCTCGGGCGTCACGACCATCATCGACAAGTTCACGGCGACCAACTACTCGGCTGCCGCTGCCAACCTGTCCATCAACCTTGTGACGCAGTACGACTCGACTGGCAACCAGAACCTCATCGTCAAGACCAAGACGTTGCAGCCTGCCGAGACGTACACCTTTCCGGAGATTGTGGGTCATTACCTCGCGCCTGGCGGGTACATCTCCACGCTGGCTGGCACTGGGTCTGCCATCAACATCCGGTGCAGCGGACGGGAAGTTACCTGATGAGCCACAAGGAGTCACTGCTGGAGCATTTTGAGGGGCTGGAACTGCCTCCGGATGCGACGGCGTGGCTTCTGAACCTGTGGGATGTGATACAGGTGTTTGACGACCTGTACGACCGTGATGAGGTAGGTCGCACGGACATCCTCAAGACCTTGTGGCGGGTACTGGTATCCATGCCTGCAAACCCGTTCTACAAGGCTCACGAACCGCATCTTTCGCCTGTGATTGCCAACGCTTTGTTCAAGTGGGAAGCGGCAAACAAGGTTGAAAGCGATGGTGCGCCCACGGAGGTTTCCTTTGTGTGGCGTGCTGCCTATTACGATGTTGTGATGATGGTCGTCGCGCTTTGTCATGGCCCCGACAAGGCACTTGAGATGGCTCACGTTGTCATGGGGCTGTACGGCGAGAAGTACGACGACTACCGGAAGGAGTTCTGACGATGCCTAATCCTGTTGCTGGTGTTGCTGCCGTAAAAGCGGGCGGCAGTCTCATTTCGGGTTCCAAGGCTTCCAAGGCCGCTAAGAAGGCCGCTGCCGCACAGGAAGCCGCACAACGCGAAGCCCTTGCTCTCCAGCGGGAGATGTTTGAGCGTCAGGTTGGCTTGCAGGAACCGTTCCGCCAAGCCGGTATTCTTTCGCAAAATGAACTGCTCCGGCAGATGGGCCTTGGTGGCGATGCAACGTCTGCGGGTTACGGCAACCTTCTGCGGGACTTCGCGGCTGCCGATTATCAAGCAGACCCCGGCTACGCCTTTCGGTTGCAGGAAGGACTGAAGGCGTTGGATCGGCAGGCGGCGGCTCGTGGCGGACTTATCTCCGGCGGCGCACTGAAGGAGGCGCAGCGGTACGGGCAAAACTTGGCCTCGCAGGAGTTTCAGAACGCCTACAACCGCTACAACCAGAACCGATTGGCTCGGTACAACATGCTTACCGGTCAGCAGGGTGTCGGCGCTGAAGCGGTCAATGCTCTCGGTGGCGCTGCCCGAAACTACGCTGCCCAAGGCGGTCAGAACGTTATTGGCGCAGGCCAGGCTCGTGCTACCGGTTATCAGAACGCCGCTGCCGCTCGCAACGCCATGCTGGGCAACTTGACCAACATCGGAGCAAACTTCATTGGTGGCATGGGCGGCGGGTCGCCCGGTTCTT